TCAGGACAAATTTTATCTATATATCGTAACTATGATTTAGAAGATGAAACTAAAAAACGTAAAGAATATTTTGTACATTTTAAATTTTTACCAGGTTTAGGTTTTTATGGCTTTGGATTAACACACATGATTGGTGGATTAAGCAGAACTGCTACACAATCTTTAAGACAATTGCTTGATGCTGGTACATTATCTAACTTACCAGCTGGATTTAAGTCTAGAGGTATAAGAATACGTGATGATGATCAACCATTTCAACCGGGAGAGTTCAGAGATGTGGATGCACCGGGAGGAAATATCAAAGATCAGTTTCAAATTTTACCATTTAAGGAGCCATCAGCCACATTATACCAATTAATGGGCTTTGTTGTGCAGGCAGGACAGAAGTTTGCAGCGATTACTAACATGGATACAGGCAATGACATGCAAAATAGAGCTGTTGGAACGACTATTTCGCTTTTGGAACGTGGTTCGAGGGTCATGAGTGCTATACATAAGCGATGTTACTACTCAATGAGAAGAGAATTTAGACTTTTATCTAAAGTTTTTGCAACATATCTACCACCAATCTATCCATATTCAGTATATGGTGCAGATCAAGCTGTAAAACAAACTGATTTTGACGATCGAGTAGACGTAATTCCAGTTGCTGACCCAAATATTATGAGTATGGCGCAAAGAGTTACACTTGCAAACGAAAATTTAAAGATTGCTATGTCAAATCCTATGATGCACAATTTAAGAGAGGCATATCGAAGAGTATATGAAGCATTGGGGACTCAAGATATAGATCAAATCTTAAAACCTATTGAAAGACCTATTCCAAAAGACCCTGCAACAGAAAATATGGAAGCATTAATGATGAAACCACTCAAAGCGTTTCCTACTCAAGATCATCAAGCACATATTACAGCTCATAGAGCATTTATGTCGACTAGAATGGTTCAGATTAATCCTCAAGTATATGCTGCACTACAATCACACATTTCAGAACATGTTTCATTACTTGCACAAGGAGAAGTTGGTGCTCAAATCGAAAATGATCCTAACATGCAAGCAATGTTACAGTCTGATCCTGAAGCAGCACAATTAAGAATAGAGTCTATGATTGCTCAAAGGATTGCAACTTTAACAATGGAACTTGCACAACAAGAACAAATGACATCTCAACAAGATCCTATCGTTGCATTAAAACAAAGAGAATTAGATTTAAAAGCTATGGACATGCAACGTAAGGCAGAAGAGTCCATGATGAACATGGAGATCAAAGAAAATCAAATTGAGGAACAATTAGACATTGATAAAATGAAATTAGAAAACAATGAAGCTCAAGCAGCTGAAAGAATTAGAATTGCTGAAGAAAAAATTGAACTTGCAAGGAGTAAAAAGAAATAATGGCTGATCCTAAAAAAGGTACTGGTAAAAAACCTAAAGGTAGCGATAGAAGATTGTATACTGACGAAAATCCGAGGGATACAGTCAAGATTAAATTTGCTACACCAAGTGATGCTAGAGCTACAGTAACAAAAGTTAATAAAATTAAAAAACCTTTTGCTAGAAAAATTCAAATACTAACTGTAATGGAACAACGTGCTAAAGTTATGGGTAAAAGAGAAGTAGTTAGTATAGCTAAAAAAGCAAAAGAAAATTTAAGAAAGAGATTTGCATAATGCCACTTACATCTAAAGGAGAAAAGTTAAGAGATAAATTTAGAGGTCAGTATGGCAAGAAAAAAGGTGATTCTATTTTCTACGCAATGGAAAATTCTGGTAAATTAAAAAAAGTAATTAAAGCAAGAGGTGGAATGGATGCATCCAAAAAAGATTTTAAAACTCCATCTTCTATGCCGACAGCTAGCGGTAGTCCATTTTCTTCAGGATACCAAGGAGCCAAAAAAACATCAGCACAAATAAATAAAGGTAATGGTCAAAAAACTTCAACAAAATCTAAATTACCATTTAGTAAGGATCAAATAGTAACGGGTGCCTTAAATTTAGCTGCTTTTCCTTTAGGTTATGCTTTTAAATTTTTAAAAAATAAAAAACAAAAAAAACAAACTATTTTAAAACCACCAACAAACACAGGTGGTGCGGATAATAGACCTCAGTTGTGTCCTGATGGAACACCACCACCTTGTAAAACTAAAACTGTAGAACCAACAAAAGCTAATAAACCAAATTTTTTAAGTGGATTTCAATCATATAATTCTGGTGGAGTATCAAGTGGGCCACCTCCTAAAAGAGGGCCAAACCCACAAGTGCCACCGATAAAGATGAGAAGTGGTAAAATGACAAAAACATATAAAATGTCTTGCCCTCATAGACCTGATGGTATCAGAGGTATGGGTGCAGCAATCAAAGGACACAAATTTATAGGAGTTAAATAATGTGGTTTCAAGCTATTAAACTTGCAGTTTCTGCAGGATCAAAAATTTACGCAAACAAACAAAAAGCTAAAAT